TACAGAAGTCCGTAAGTGGGTAGTCAACAATTTGGATAATGATTCATCTGTACTGCTGAGACGTGTTTATGACGCTTGTTATGAACATCTTGTTCCAGCATCTATTCCTGCTGCTGTCTTGATTATTGCCAAGTATCAGTATCAATGTGCATTTGTTGCTGATCAAGAAATCAATATTCTTGCTGCACTAACTGAACTTATGTGTGAGTGTGAATTCAAATGATTAACTTAATTGAAGAAAACCAAGACATTTTGCCTTTTAATCCTCTATCTAAAGAAAGGCAATCGTTTGTTGTAAATATTACGCCAGGAATGGCAAAATACATTCTTGAGCATCATAATAAAGATAACCGTAAACTATGCCCATCTCAAGTAAATAAGATTAGTCAATCTGTCAAAACATTTGGTTGGTTGTTTGATGGTAATCCAATTATTTTTAATACTTCTGGAAATATCACAGAAAGTCAGCATAGATTGACTCATATTTCAAATGATCCAAATCCAAATGCTCAATATGAAGTTGTAATTGTTCTTGGCGCAGCGCCAGATTCATTTTCTAATGCAGCAATTGCAAAACCTCGTCGTCCTCATGATGAGATTTACCGCAAAGATAATACTGCTCTTCCTTCTCAGACTGCAATCCTCGGTGACATTTTAAAGCGCAGAGGAAATAAACCAGCACTTAATATTAATAATGCTGTACGAATGTGGTTTGACTGGAAAGATGATATCAAAAGGGCAGAAAGTATTTGTAATACATTTTTTACAGAGACTGAAGATTTTTCAACCCAAACTAAAACTATTGGCGCTTGGACTGCACTTTGCGTTAATGCAAAATATTCTGAAGAAGCAGAGCAATTTCTAGATCTTTTGAGAGCAGAACTTCTTGAAGAATCTTCTACAAGATTGACTTCAGACTTTGTTGAATACTGGAAGGAACATACTTGGAATGAAAGTAATGAGGGTAAACTCAAAGTTCTTTACATGATGCTTTGTGTTTGTCTTGATAGGATTATCAAGAAAAATGATGGATCAATTTCTCTTAACATTACGCCAAGTAAGTTAAATCCAAAATCTCTAACTGGAACATTCCGTAAGTTTTTAGCTTAAATTAAAATGAATCCATATAAAATTAACAAAGCATCATTAGTAGAATATCCAGTCAAAACAACTCCCGAAAATGTGAAAGAGGCAAACGAAGGTCTCTTTCGTGCTAAAATGACTCTTCCTGCTGCTGCAAAACATTGTGGCATGACGCAGAAAGAAATGAAACTAACTTTTTTTGAGTACCTTAAGTACAACAAACCTGATTATGAAATCCCTCAAGACACCCCTTAGATATCCTGGCGGTAAGTCCCGTGCTTGTGAAAAGATGGGACCTTACTTTCCTGATCTTCGTAATTATGATGAGTTCCGAGAACCCTTTCTTGGTGGTGGAAGTGTTGCAATTTATATCACCAAAAAATATCCTTCTCTTGATATTTGGGCAAATGATCTTTATGAACCTCTTGTAAACTTCTGGCAGCAACTCCAGATGTTTGGTGAAGACCTTAAAAATGAACTAGTTGATTGTAAACTTGCATACAATACTCCTGAATTGGCAAGAGAATTATTTGCAAAATCAAAGGAGCATATTAATGATGAGTCTGAATCAAACTTTAATCGTGCTGTCGCTTTCTACATTGTTAACAAATGTTCTTTTAGTGGTCTTACCGAAAGTTCTTCTTTTTCTCCACAAGCGTCAAATAGCAATTTCTCCTTGAGAGGTATTGAGAAACTTCCCGAATATTCTAAGTTAATTGCAAATTGGCGTATAACTAATTATTCCTATGATTATCTGATGGATGGAAATAAAGGTGCTTTTATGTATCTCGATCCTCCTTATGATATTAAGGATAACCTCTATGGGCGTAAGGGATCAATGCACAAAGGATTTGATCACGATAAGTTTGCTGCTGATTGCGACGCTAACAATATGGATCAGTTAGTTAGTTATAATTCGGATCAATTGGTTAAAGATCGTTTTACTAACTGGAATGCTGCTGAGTTTGATTTAACATACACAATGCGTTCCGTTGGTGAATATATGAGGGAACAAAAAACAAGAAAAGAACTATTATTGATGAATTATGAAATGTGAAGTAACATTGTATAAAGCAGGTAAGACCTTCAAAGAAGAGGTTATTGCTACTGATTATCAGGATGCTCGTCAAGTTGCACTTGCTCGAAATCCTGGTGCAAAAATTGTTGGTGTCACTGCGGTTTTTAAATGACTTATGAATTGAAGGATTGGTTAAACTCAATCAATTTCACCAAAGAAAATTTGATTGAAGGTGATGTGAATTGTAAAAAAGATTATCCGCCATATATCATCAATAAATGTCTGTCTGGACATATTGACTGTATTTTGTTTGCAAATGAAATGAATATGAATCATCATTTGGACAAAGATATGCAATATTCGTTTTATATAAATACACTGAGGAAGCGTAAGAGATTTTCTCCTTGGCTCCGTAAGGATAAAGTTAAAGATTTAGAATGCGTTAAGCAATACTATGGATATAGTAATGAAAAGGCATTGCAAACACTGAAGATTTTATCAAAACAACAACTCGATTTTATTAAACAACGACTTGACACTGGCGGAAAAAAATGACTAATCAAACAATTGAACCCCAAGTAAATTGGTCTCCTAATATGATGGTGGAAGTTCTTCTGAATGAACCAGATGATTTCCTAAAAGTTCGTGAAACTTTGACTCGTATCGGAGTTGCATCTAGGAAGGAGAAAAAACTGTACCAGTCTTGCCATATTCTTCATAAGCAAGGTAAGTACTATATTGTTCACTTTAAGGAACTGTTTGCTCTTGATGGCAAACATGCAAATCTTACTGTGAATGATGTTCAACGTAGGAATAGAATTGCTCGTCTTCTTGCTGATTGGGGACTGATTGCAATTGTGAATGAAGAGTCTATTGCAGATATTGCGCCTTTAAATCAAATCAAAGTCCTTTCTTATAAAGATAAGGGTGATTGGATTCTGGAGCAAAAGTATAATATTGGATCTAAAAAAGAAGCGGTATCTAAGTGATACGGTAAACCATATAAAAAAGTGCGGGATTCCTTATCCCGCTTTTTTTGTAATCTTGTATAATTAGTATTGGATGCCTTAGGGGTCCATAAAACACAAACTCGCTTTTAAAGGAGCTACCATAATGAACAGCCTCACACGCTACACTGCTGCGGATCTTCCTGCCTTAATGGATAGGATCAATAAGTATAGTATTGGTATGGATGAATATTTTGATCGTCTTTTCCATTTACATGAAACTACTACTAACTATCCCCCATATAATCTTGTTCAAATTAGTAATGTTGAATCACGTTTAGAAATCGCTCTCGCAGGATTTAAGAAAAAAGAAGTCTATGTTTACACACAAGATGGTAAACTCTTTATCGAAGGTCAAAAAGAGGATAAAGAAACGGAGTCCAACTATATCCACAAGGGTTTGGCTCAACGGAGTTTTAAGAGAGCGTGGACACTCTCTGATGATACGGAAGTTAGATCAGTTGATTTTGAGGATGGGCTTTTGACTGTAACACTTGGAAGAATTGTTCCTTCTCATCATAAGAGAAAAGATTATCTCTAAATAGAATTGAATATCGTCGGCGCAAGTCGGACAGAGGGGAAACTGGCAAAATCCAGTTGACTCCCCTCTTTTTTGTTGCTATACTAGTCTTTAAGATCGGAGAAATTATGTCTGTCAAAATTGCATTGATCAAAACTGGACAATTCATCATTGCTGATGTTCAAGAAATGGTAGTTGATGGAGTGTTTGCTGGTTTTTACTTCTACAAACCATGTCTTGTTAATATTGTTGATCCAGAAACTGAAGAACTCCCTCAGGGACCAACTCAATTGACTCCAGGAAAAACTTCATTTAATATCAGTCTCTTTCCATGGATTCCACTTGCAAAGGGTACTAGAGTTCCTGTTGTTAAGGATTGGGTTGTTACTCTAAGTGATCCAGTTGATATGCTTATGGAAATGTATGAAAATGATGTTCTTAATTCCACAAGAGATTGGAATGAAGGAATGAACCGACCTTCTGAAGAGTCTTTGGAAGATCAAGATGATTATGAATGCAAAACCTGTAGGTGAGATTATGGAAAATATAAAACTAATTTGCCTTTTAGATGGCACAAAACTAATATCTTCAATTGAAGAAGTCTCTGCTGATATTGGAGAACCTGATTGCAAATTGACTAAACCATACCAATTTGGTACTCCAATACAAGGTCTTTCTCCAACTTTAGAAGCATGGTTGTCAGATTTTACCAGTCAGGATATTTTCATGATACACTCTGATAAAATTCTTACACTATCGGATCCAAAACCAACACTACTTGAAAAGTACCAGTCTTTAACTAAATGAGATTTTATACCAACGTGCAAATGATCGGGAACAAGTTTCTTGTTCGCGGATATGAGAATGGAAAACATGTAATGTTTAAGGAGGAATATTCTCCAACTTTATTTGTAAAATCAAATAAAGAAACAAAATATAAGACACTTGAAGGTGAATACGTTGAAGCAATAAAACCAGGATTAGTAAAAGATTGTAGAGAGTTCTACAAAAAGTATGATAGCGTAGATGGATTTAAAATCTACGGGAATGATAGGTATGTTTATCAGTACATTTCTGATAAGTATCCTGAAGATGAAATTAAATTTGATATTGGAAAAATTAAGTTAGTTACTCTTGATATTGAGGTTGCATCTGAAAACGGGTTTCCAGATCCAAAATCATGCGATCAGGAAATACTTCTTATTACAATTCAGGACTACTCGACAAAGAGTATTATTACTTGGGGAAATGGTCCTTTTAAAAATACTCAAAGTAATGTAACATACATTGAATGTAACTCAGAATATGAACTTTTAAATAAGTTCTTGTATTATTGGGAAAACAATCTTCCAGAAGTTATAACTGGATGGAATATTCAGTTTTATGATATCCCATATATTTGTGGTCGCCTTTCTAGGGTTCTGGGTGAGAAAAGAATGAAAAGTTTTTCTCCATGGGGACTCATAACTCAAAATG